TTCCATTCTCCCTTAACAACCTCAGAGAAAAAACTCTTTAGACGGTTGGGGAGAATACAATCTGCCACTTTCTGTGGTCGATACTTTTCGACCCAGATAAACATGTCATCATTTGTCTGCATACTCAATCCTTAAATGTTGAATCGGCTTGTAGTGCAATCCAGTACGATAGATCCATTTCCTTATGGCTGAACTTGCTAACAATCTGCTTGCAGAGTTCTACTTCATAATCGCCGGGGAACAACTTTAGATCCTCGGTCTTGAAGAACATCTTGAATGATTCTTCACCATTATGATCACCAACTGGGAATGAATAGAAGTTTGAACTTGGATCTGACTTGTCAGTTGCAAACATCTCAATCTTACCTTCCTTGCTATCATCGATGTTATAACGAACACCGATATCAGGAAGTTGAAGAACTGCTGCTGCCTTTAGAAGTTCAGAGAATGCCTTCTGAGTCAGTTCAAATGAAACTGCTACCTTTGGCATCTGTACCTTCTTAGTTGGAACAGTTAGCAACTTTGGTTCACAATAACGATAAACTACAGACGAATTGTTTGAACCACTGATGGTTACAGACTTATCATCAAACTCAAACTCTGGATCATTGAAGAGAGAAATAGTACCAAGGAACTTGTTCAGATCCCAAATACCAAATTCTACTTCAAAGGTTTCTACAACCTCTACTTCAGAAAGAATGTTCTTTACTGGAGAAATGGTTGAGAGTGTATTGCCTGGCTTTACTAGCAGGTTTGAGTTAATCGACGCATAGTTCTTTAAGATGTCTAGTGTACGCTTGGAAATTTTCATAGTTGTAGATGTCATCACATTCTCCTTTATCACTTAGAGTTGTCTCTAATATACTCTATACCCTTACTAAATTCAATAAATTTCTTACGAGGATTTTCAGATACGCCCGGAGTAGTTGGAACATAATTTGTAAACCCAGGCATCATTAACGGACAATGTACTTTTGGATACTCTAATTTATAGTATGCATCTTGTCCGTTGTCAAGTTTTCTTGGTGAAAGTTGTGTAAGTTCTTTATCTCCACAACCACATGCACCACAAAAATGAGAACCGGGAAATTTTACACTATCTTTTCTATCGGCACATGGTGGTAGTTTTTTATCAGAATCACCATGACAACTTAGTTGTCGTAATTCAATAGTTAATGGTTCTGCTTTATTATTTTTAATTCCCCTCGAAACCATTGATTCTGTAAAAGTTGCTGCTTTCTTTAAGAATCCCGCTTTTGGTCTTTGTACTTTTTCATCACTTGAAGGGGCTGATTCTAATTGTTTTTGCTTTTTAATGTTTTCTTCAATTTCTTTGTGTATGTCGGACATATCAATCCTCCATTTCATCCATCATATCAAATATTTCATCCTCATTCATGTATTTAAAGTCTTCTAAATGCATCTTAGTTTCTCTTCTTTTGTTTTTAGATGCTTTCTTTTCGACTTTCTTTGCTAAACTCTTATCTTTAAATTGATCTCTGTAATCTTCAGACATGGCTCAAACAAATTCTCCTACAAATGCTTTTTTAAGAATTTCCAAATTAAAACCAAATGATGAAGTATCCTTCTTTAAAATATTTTCAAGAAGTGCTGCTTCAGTCCAATGTAACGACTCTAACAAGATTGCTAATTTTCTTTGTTGCTTAGTATACTGCAATCCTTCATACTTTTCATAAAAGTACGGAAGAGATCTAAATTCTCTAAACAGTTTAGCATAACTAAATCCTATAGGAGAATCGTCTGGTGTATAAGTTGGTATATTTTGTATCTTTGAATACTTATCCAAAAATGCATATTTCATTAGTTCGACCAATGCTGGTGACTTGTTTTGTTGAAGAAGTTTAATTTTTTCTTCTTCTGTTTTAGCATCTCTAACATCATAAATTATTTCAGATATTAACTTTGTCATTTTAAAAATCCTGTATTACATCCATTAAATTTTTCAATCGCTTTTCAACAAAGTAATCAAATAACTTGGATCTATCTCCCTCTGGTGGTTCATTGAACTTTTCCAGAATAGCATTCTCATACTCCATAGGTATATATGTGTGATCCACCAACATTTGATTTCTATTAATATTAGTTTGATACTCTTGTGGGACATCACTGAATGTCTTCCACTGTGCAAGTTTCTTTGCAGCAAGTGGCTTCTGACGCTTTCCGTCTACAGCAAATGTATCATCTGCTGACAGAATATTTGGAATACCGTCTGTAGCATCGCCCTTGATAATATGTTCAAAAAGATAACGATCTGGTTCTGCACAAGTAACCAGACTCTTCTTAATAGGACTATATTGCTTTACATTTGGATAACGGAATAGTTGCTGAAAGTCTTTGTCACTTGATACAATCATGATCTTTTCCTTACCATGATAATGCTTTACAAGTGTAGCAATGATGTCATCTGCCTCACACCGTTCTACCTTGAGAGACTTATATGGAAAGTTTTCTTGAACTTCTGTGCGAATGGTATCAAGGATTTCAAAAATACGATCCCAGTTATAATCATCCACTGCTCGCGTCTTCTTCCTATTAATCTTGTAATTTGGAAAAATATCGCGTCGCCAGTAGTTACCTGCATCCTGACAAAGAACCAATTCACCATATTCAGCATGGAACATATTCCGATACATTCTATATGTGGATAGAGTAACATGTCTTGCAAGTTCAAGAGTTACATCCATCGGTGAATCATACTGTGCGAAAATTGTACCGAGAATAATTTGTGTATTGTCAACTAAAATCATTTTGCGTTTAGAATATCCTTAAGGTCTTCAAGTGCTTCGATTACAACCTTGATCTTACGCTTACCAAGGAAAGAGAATCCCTCCTTAAGATCGGGATCTCCCTTATATGCTTGCTTGAGTTCCTTGATATGTGGATCAAGTACCTTTGCAAGTTTCTTGTGGTGAACAGACTTAATACCTTGCATACGCAACCATTCAGAATGGTCTATGTTCTTTAGATTACCATCTTTTTCAGCTGTGTCAAATAAATCATCGACTCTTTGTTCAATTACAGACATATATTCAACAGTTTTCTTTTGAATTCTTTCTTGAACATTCACCTTTTCTTTATTTGGATCTTCAACCTTTGCTGGTTTATGGATACCTTCGTGAATAATTTGTTCAACATTTTTCTTGATCATATCAACAGTTTCGGGTCGAAGTTTACCACCCAAATTCATAATACGACAACGGCTACCGATATAAATGAATTCCATAGCGTTGATATCACAGCACATTGCAGCCTTGATATCTTTCTTGGAATATTCATTCTTCATCATCCAATCAATAACCCAAGGTTTGCACATATTGTTATCACAAGAATAACTATACCAATTAATAGCACGAAGAATCTTGGTATCAAGTTCCTCTGGTGTAAGTTTATCTGCATCCTTCCACACGGGTTCGCTACCCATAATTAGAGAATCTACAGAATCACCACGACCAATACGGCGGGACTTTTTCTTTTTCTTTTTCATTGATCTATCTTGCTAAAATTGTTTCGTTTGACGAATGTAATATGATCTTGGAACTTATCCTGTAATAGTTCCTTCGACTTATGAGATATTACAAAGATGTTAGTACCTTTGTCAAGTCCTTTCAGAATGGAAAGGAAAGATTCAGTAGCCACATCATCTAAACTACCATCTAATACTTCATCAAATATTAACAAATTACAATTAAGAGAATTCTTTAATTGTGCAACTGCACGCCATGCAAACAAAAGAGATAAATCAATCTTTCGTTTTTCACCTTCACTGAAACTATCATATGTGAAGATGTCACGGTGACGACTCTTGATGGTTTCTTCAAATGAATCATTTAATTCAAATTGAACAAAGAAATCCATTTGTGCAAGATATTTGTTAATTATCTTATTCATAATAGGAAGATAATATTTAATAATCTTGCTCTTAATTCCTGTATCCTTCATCAAGAAAGATGCAAGAGAATAGTAATGCATATCATCATTTAGTTTCAACTTGTTTTCGACAAGTTCTTTACCTGCTTGACCCATCTCTTTTAATTTTGCTTGCTCTTCATCAATATTCTTTGTGTCAGATTGAATACTATCAATATCAGAACGCAACTTCTTGACATACTTATTTGTCGCATTTACCTGACTATCAATTTCATGAATCATCTTTTGTTCTAGAAGAATCTTGTTATTGATTAGATTCTTTTCTACAACTTTTTCACTCAACTTAGTCATTTGCTTTTCTTGTAATTGCAATCCCTTCTCTAGTTCTGACTTCTTTTTGTTTCTTTCAGTCAAAACCTTTTCCTTGTGCTCACAATCAATCTTCTGTGAGCAAGATGGACAATGATCATTTGTTGAATAAAAAGAAATATCTTTATCTAACTTTCTCATTTCCATACTAATGGTTCTGCCAAGATCTGTTAATTTTTCAACCTCGGCATCAACATTAATTTGAGAAGACATCTGAATAAGTTCTTCTATTTTCTTTTTCTTTTCATCAATTTCTTTTTGATGCTCTTCAATTTGCTTATAAGATTCTTGAATTTCTTTCTCATGTCGGTCTATTGTCTCTTTGTTTTTGTTAGCAAGAGTTTCAATATGACGCTTCTGAGCAATTGTCTTTTCTTTCTGTA